GTAGTGCTGGAAACTTCAAACAAAATAATGTAGCAAGTAGTGTTATTACAACTATTGCGGCTAAAGATATTGTAATGGTGGCGCTTGATATGGATAATGACAAAGCTTGGATTGGAATTAATGGAGCTTTTGTTTCAAGTGGTGATCCAGCATCTGGTAGTAATGCAATAACTACAACTGTTCCAGATTTAGCTTTTCCCGTGTCATATCATTATAGCACTACAGCAACTGAGATATTTAATTTTGGGCAAGACTCCACTTTTAGTGGATTATATACACAGTCAAACAGTT